TATATAGAACAATTTGAGCGTTTTTAAACTTATCAGCTTTAGCGTATTTGTTCCACCCCATTGTTGATGTTTTTAAATCAATAATAATAATTGAATTATCCGATAAATCTCTCATTACCACATCAATAAATCCTATGAAACTTACACCTTCTTTAATCTTAGCGTTTAGTGGTATCTCTATCCCTACTAACTCAAATCCAGTCTTTGTATAAAACTTATCTATCTTTGCTTTGAACCATTCTAAGATTCGTCTACCATCACCATAGAACTCTTCTAATTCCAATTGAGAACATATAGTTCCCTCTGATAATTTTTCAGTTTCGTTTGTATATTCTTTTCTCATCCAATCCAACAACAATTTATCGGTATCAATTTCCATTGCTTGTTTCTTAGAAACTCCATACATTACCGAAAGGAAATGTTGAATCGTTTCATGTATGCTCGTTCCGAAAATTGTATATATGTTTGCTGATGATTCTCCCAACTTATCTATGTACCTCAACTTATATTGTTGAGGACATGATGAATATGTTGAATATTGTGAAAAGCTTACTCTTGCCATAAATGTTTTGTTTGTTATACAAATATACGAAAAAAGTTTGGGATTACCAAACTTTTCTCACTTTTATTGTATTTTGTATTTGTTACGATAAATCAACAGTGATTAGATTCATATCACCACCCCATTGTCCATCCGATGTACCTTCCTCAACGTATATGTTGGCAACATTACCAGTAAAGGTAACTTTAGTTGTAAATGGTAATTCAGCGGATAATACAGGCCCCATAGTTGCTTTGGCTGTTTCTAAATCAGATGTTTCCATAATAATAGAAACTATATCTTTTACTTTCTGGGTATTTGTCATAATTTATACTTTTATTTTTAGTTTTTTAATAATCTTAGGGTCAGTACCATAATCTTCAGATATCTGAAGGATACGTTCTTTACCACTTTTGGAGTTATATAATATCTTTAAATAACTCTCAGCTTCCAACTTAGAAACTTCATAGTGATTAGCTACCAAATCTACTAACCAACCCTCATACTTATCAGCACCCTTTGGTTTCATATACTTCATAAAGTGTCTACCTTTTGGAAGTAAATCAATTAAACAAAGGTACATTGCTTTTGGTGGTATTTCTTGAATATGTGGTTGTAAGGTTGCTATGGTTTCTACCCACTCATATTTCATAGATAGAAAACGAAGTACCATATAGTTACTCCAAGTTTTCTTATCAGCATCTTCCAACGTATCCCAATATTTGGGATTCTGAACGTTGGTTATTTGTTTAATATGGTCGAATAATCCTGCAGCCATTACTCTTTCTCAGCTTTATTTTTATCCATTTGGATTAATGCTTTCAATTGTTCAGGCATTAACTCTTCACATACTTGTCCACAATTTGCACATAACATAACATCAATGGGAACTACTACATCCTGCGGAGTACCAGTTATTAACTTTGATATCTTACGAAACTTACCAGCAGTTACGAATACATCATCTCCACAATGTGCACATACGATTGGTTTTGATTTACCTAAATCAATTTGAGGTTGCCCTGCTGATGTAGTAGGTACTTTATCACCTACTTTTGGCTTTTGTGGTTTACCACCATTCATTCCTATTACTTTTGTACCCATTATATTAGATTTAATATTTGTATTAGTGTTGCTGCTGTTGGTATTTCTTTATCAATTGATTGGAAATGTGTTCTCTGTCCTTCTGAAATAGCTATGATTACATTAGCGGTACCGTTAGTTGCATATTCATCCACCTTATCATATAACATAGTGTATAAATCAGTAAAATCAGTTACTCTACTATCTATAATAGCTTGTCTCATCTTAGTGTATTTGTTTCTCTTATCATCAGATGATTTTAAGATATCTAATACTTTCATTTTGTAATCATTCTCCAATAGGTTCTGAGTATCTACTTGTAATTTACCTTTATTAGAGTTTAATTGACAGGTATTGATAATCTTACGAATATCAGGATATCCAGCATCTATAATAGGAACTAAATCCTTTGGTTCAAATGCAATATCCTCAGCTCCCAAAATCTTTGAGATTTGAACTGCAACATCTTTCTTAGTTGGTGGTACAATTTGGAATGATTGACATCTACTTTGGATAGGGTCAATTACCTTTTCAACATAATTACAAGTTAAGATAAATCTACAATGTTGTGAGAATGTTTCCATTAAGTTACGAAGAATAGCTTGTGCATTTGGAGACATATAATCAAACTCATCCAAAATGATAATCTTCCACTTTTTGAATCCCATTGAGGATGCAAAGTTCTTTACCTTATTACGAACTGTATCTACGTTGTTCTCATCAGATGCGTTAATTACCATATAATCACAATCAACCGATTTTACGATTAACTTTGCTAATGTAGTTTTACCAGTACCCGCTTTACCATGCAATAGTAAGTGAGGTACATCACCACTTTCTAAGTAACCTTCTATTTTGGATTTTAGGTGTGCGTTACCTACATAATCAACCAACTTTGTCGGGCGATACGATTCCACCCAAAGTGAGTTATCTACTTTTTCTTCTATATTTTGTTCAAAAAATGCCATTTATTATTTTTATTTATTATCTACCTACTTCACTTAATCGTTGAGCTTTGAAATCTTCCCAAGTCGTTCCTATACCATCTAAATAGAATAGGTGGTCTGGTTTTAACTTACCAGCATCATGTAATTTAGAATATCGTTTGATTGCTTGTCGTTTCCACCAATTGTTGATATAATCCGAACCTTCTACAAACTTCTTCTTCATTACTAATTCAGATTCTTCAATCTCCGAACGTAAAAACTCAGGCCCATTCTCATACATCATCGCAAGATATACACCTCTTTTAAATCCATGATGGTACTCAGTTGCCTTAATACCACATTCTTTAAAAATCTGACCTAATATCTTTTGTTTGATACCACTTACAGGCCCACTAGCACCCTTACCAGTTCCCATACTCTTACCATTACGAATTCTCTCATTTGTAATAGCTTTCTCATACCATTCAGCACGATTCTCCTTAATCCATTGGTGCCAAGGTTCATAGAACTCATCATCAGGTTTTAAAGAAATCTTCCCAGCAGATTCCCCCAAAGTTTTAAAGTGAGGGATTCCGTTATATTGGGAATGAATTCCATAAAGGGAAGTTGTTCCTACTGCAATCAATGTTTGTCCATACTTTCGTTTCCAAAATTCCCTAACTTCGGGAACAGTAGTCATCATAGCGGTTAATTTACCACCTAAAAAGTTGTAACCGAGTGGTTGCGTACAAACAATAGTGGAAGCGATTGTTGTATAGTTCAACTTCCCCTTTTTGAATTTATCTTCCTTTTTCCATCCGATGTAATTATCTCTAACACCCATTGAAGTAACATCTGAAGCTAGGGATACCAATCCTAACAATTTACCACTTGTCCTATCTTTAATGAATATCTTTACGTTTCTACCAGGATTAGCAGTCCAACTCATTGTGTGAATCATCTTACGAAGATATGTCCACTTTGTAGATGCAGATGCATCATCCTCAACTATTTCAACATATGGGTCTAATTCTTCTATCTCTTTGATAGTTTGTTCCTTATTGTTGATATCAGTTGGTTTCCATTGGAAATCATAAAGAGTTGAGATGTGTGGTTTATCCCTAATCATAGATTCATCCTGTAAAGCAACCCACTTCTTATATAAAGTTTGTTCTTCAACAGTCATTGTCATTAAGTAATCCATATTCTCAATGAGTTTTCTTTTCTCATCTTCAAATACAAACTTAGGTTTCTCCGGCTCAGTATCCCAAAAACTCATATGTTTCTTTTTTTAGTGTTAGTAGATTAATTAGATTTATAATAGGTAAATTTGATTATTTAATCTCCACCAAATAGTAGTTCGATACATAATCCCCTTCGGTAAATGCAACTTTAGCTAAACCAGAAGAAGAAATTTCCAATGATGAAGTTGATGAACCTTTATTTGCTAATAAGATAGCTTTCAAATACTTAGCTGAGAAT